GTGGTCTATGTACTTATCTTGAAGAAGAAATCTTATTAGATAATCCAGAGCATGATGATATTAAGAACACTCTGGCTGATGGACTAAGCTCTGATTATGTACGCAAACCTCGTAGACCTTCCAACCGGGAAGAGATGGCGAAGTCAGCAAGTACCAACCAGTATCATAGTCGCTTTGGAGGAACAAAATAATGACAACCAATGTACACTCAACAGTACAACTACTTACACCTGACAGCATGGCCAATGAGATTACTACTCTGTGGGACAAGTTCAAGTCTGCCCGTAGTTCTTGGGAAGCTGAGATGATGGAGGTGCGTAACTATAAGTACGCTACATCTACCAATACTACTGAGGTAGGTCAGGCAGGATTTAAGAATTCAACTACAGTTCCCAAGCTATCACAGATAGCAATGAACTTACAAGCTAACTACAATGCTCATTTGTTTAGCAATCCTAACTGGGCACAGTTTGAAGCATTCAATGAGGACTCTGCAGGTAGTGAGAGTAAGGAAGTACTAGAAGCCTACGTCCGTACTAAGCTTAGACGTAAGGATTATGAAGCTGTCCTTAACCTAAATTTAATTGATTGGATTGATACAGGGGCAACGTTTGCACAGCAAAGATATATAACAGAAACGTATGAAGATATCAATGGTCATACCAAGATGTTATATCAAGGGACAATATTAGAGAAGATTAATCCTGATGATATTGTATTTGATGTAACAGCTACCTCCTTCACCAAGGCGCGTAAGATTATCCGTAAGACTTATGGCTTGGGTGATATAAGAGCACTGATTGATGAGGATGCTGAGACACCATTCACCTATGAAATACTAGAAGAGTTACGCAGCACTAGACAGTCTGTGCGTAGTTCTGGCATTACAGGAACCCATAGTGGTATTGATTGGCAGACTGAAACACTGACTAAGTCAGGCTTCGGCTCGTTATTAGATTACATGCAGGGTGATACTGTCGAGGTATTAGAATTCTATGGAGACTTCTACTCTATGGAGAGCGGTGAGTATCTTAAGAACCATAAGATTATTGTTGTAGATAGGCGTAAAGTAATTAGCTCTGAGCCTATACGTTCACGTAATGGCAGTCAGTATATCTACTACTCAGGATGGGAAGACCGTCCCAATAACCTAATGGGTATGTCACCCTTGGCTAGATTAGTAGGCATGCAGTACAAGCTAGATAAACTTGAGAACCAGAGGGCTGATGCCTTCGATAGAATAATTAACCCTGCTATAATTGAGAAGGGTGATGTAGAGTTTCATGGTGAGCCCGGCGCTCCGGGTGGGCGTTATGTAGTTGACAGTGTCGATGGGGATGTGCGGGAAATAGCCTTGGATGCCAAGGTACTTAACGCAGACTTCCAGATGCAGAACAGTATGGCTATCATGGAAGAGATGGCAGGCAGTCCTCGTAACTCATCAGGCTTCCGTACTCCGGGAGAGAAGACTAAGTTTGAGGTACAGTTCTTAGAGAACGGTGCCAATAGAATATTTAGAACTAAGACTAATAAGTTTGAACGTGAGTTTATCGAACCAATCTTGAATGATATGGTTGAGCTAAGCTTAGATAACTTAGGTGAGACTGACTTAGTTTCCACTGAGAATATTTAATACTCCTGCATTTGAACTTATTAAACCACATACATCCAGAACTAAACTGGCAGATGCCTTAGAGGACTTAGCTGACCTTAAGAGTCTACAAATATTCCTACCGAATATTGGTATACAAGAGGATGCTGTCTCACAACGAATGGTTAATCAGACCACTCAAGCAACGCAGGAAGTTGACGCAGTTAATATGCAAGAACCTATTGACGAAGACTCTGAGGGCACCGAATAGATGCAGGCCATCAAACTAATAAACAAATTAGAACGTATACAGAATTTAACGCCAAGTGAAAAACGTAGCGTAGCCGCTGCCTTTAATAACAGCACAGCAGTCATTGGCTGCATAACAGATTACCTAGGCTTTACTATACAACTTATTGATAAAGAACTAAGTAATCCTAAAACATTATATCAGAACCAGAACGCAGACCAGTACGTAGCATTCCGATTAGCGGAACGTGCGTGCATGAACAAGCTTCTAGTATTGTTGACAGAACATACGGAAGTACTTGACGATGACCAATCAGGAGAGTAAAATGGGAACCAATAGTTTATTTAGTAATAACGAAAGTGATTCTAATAACCAAAATGAATTAAGCGGTGAAGATGCACAGAAGCTACTTGTAGGTGAAGGTAAGAAATATGCCACTACTGAAGAGTTAGCTAAAGCAATGGTTCACAGCCAATCGCATATTACTAAGCTTGAGCAAGAAGCGACCAGCTTTCAAGATGCTCAGAACAAACAGTCAACCATCGACGATGTGTTAGCTGCTATCCGTAAGGGAAGTAACAACGACCAACAAGATGATAATCAACAGCAGGCCGACCAGCCAGCTAGCGACTCTAGTAAAGTTGATATTGCCACACAGATAAGAGATGCACTTGATGCACAGACACAGCAGAACCAAGCAGTTACTAATACGAAATTAGTCACAGACAGCTTGAATAAGTCTTTAGGTGCCAGAGCAAACGAAGTTTATACCAAGGTAGGAAAAGAGCTAGGAGTTGATTTAGATAAGTTATCTGAGACATCCCCTGAAGCTGTTATCAAACTTTGTACAGGGCAGCAACAACCTGCTCCACAACAAAGCACCCTACCACCAAGTACGTTAACAAACCATCCTAGTAATGCTAACCGTATAGACGGTGAGCTGAACTACAAAGGTATTCAAGACCTGTACAAGGAAGGTGGTATGTCACGTGAAAAGAAATTTGAATTAGAAATGTCACAGGCTCTTAAGCTTGGGGACAGCTTCTATAATTAATTAGGATAATTATTATGTCTGGTAATGAAACATCCAACAGCGCGAGTATAATCCGCTCAGAACTGTGGCAAGTTCAGTTGGAAGAAATTTTACATGAAAATCTAATGGGTATACCTTTTGTACGCCAAGTAGATTTCCCTGATGGTACAGCATTTACTATGCCATCTATCGGTACGCCTTTAGTGCGTGACCTTCCAGAAGGTAGCGAAGTTACATTCGATGCGTTAGATACTGGTGAAACCACTATCACAATGAACGCTCCTGTAATTGCAGCTAATAGCTTAAGTCAAATCTTAATGGAAGATGCTATGTGGGCTGCTGAAGCCATTGCCTCTATCCCTGTGGAACAAGCACAGGCCATTATGGAACGCTTTGAAACAGATACCTTAGCATTGTCTAATCAACAATTTGCAGGTACTGGTAACTTAAACTTAATCAACGGTGTTGCACATCGTAAAGTAGCGACAGGTACTAACGAAGTTATTATCCCTGCTGACTTTGCATTTGCTGGTTATAGTTTGAAGAAAGCTAAGATTGCTCGCCAAAACTTGATTGCTATAGTTGACCCTTCTGTTGCGTATGCATTAGAAACAACTACCAATTTAGTTAACATTAGTAACAACCCTAGATGGGAAGGTATCATTGAAACTGGTATCGAACAGAACTTCCGTTTCATCCGTAACGTATATGGCTTTGATGTATTTGAAAGTAATATGTTACCTACTGCAAACGAAACAATTGATGGTGTAACTACTACCGCTGGTAAAGCTAACCTCTTCACCTCGTTAGCCCGTCCATCTATTGCTCCATTGGTACTAGCATGGAGACGTAAGCCTCTGTTAGTTTCTGAATGGAACAACAAGAAGAAACAAACTGAAGTTGATACCACCGCGCGTTGGGGTTCAGGTTTAGTTCGTGATGAGAATTTAGTAGTTATCCTTAGTGATACAGACCAAGTTTAGGAGATAGTTATGACTCGTATCGCAATTACTACTGGCGCATCTGGCGGCAGTAAACGTAGAGCAGCTACTCATTATGGTACACGTGAAGTAGATGACTTACATCCTAGCAAGTATGCTGGTGCCATTGGTAAGAATGTATTAGCTTACACGTTTAGCTATGATGACTTACCTGTTAATGGTTTAGATGCTGTTATCTTACAGTTACCACAGTACGCTCGTATTGAGAGTGCAACACTTCA